CTTATTCTCCTGCGCAACCGTCAATATTGTTTTTACTGTTGCAAATTTCATAGTTTCCGTCGTTTTTTAAGGGTTGTATTATATAGTATTATCTAAGTTCGGACAATTCCAAATGTCCGTATATAAACTTATCCTGCAGATCACGCAAAAAGGTTGTTACGCATTCTCTTTTTTCGTCCTCCTTGAACGTCAGAATCTGTTCCTCGCGCGACATACTTTCATCTTCATACGCGAATGTACCGTCTTTAATGCCTTCTATAATGGTTTTGTATAGTCGGCGGCAACTGGCTTTTGTAGTCGCCCATGTGCCGTACAACTGAAAGGAGGCGTAAGATTTCCATTCGTCGCAAGTGTTTAGTATTATAATTCTTGCCATAATTTTCCGTCGTTTTTTAAGGGTTCTATAATATTCGTCTCATACCACACTGCCGCCTGTGCCATCGTGTCCTTCAGTTCCTCGATGATCTGCATGTGGTTGTTCTGAGTGATGGTGATATGTCGTTCCGGGTGTTGTCCGTCATGGTCGCCGCTTGCCAGATGGATGATGCAGAATGTGCGGTCGGTGTCGTGATGGGCTACCATGCCTCGCTCCTTGAGAGCTGCCACTGTGCGGTCGAAGTCTGCCGGAGTGGTAGGTATCACCTGCAACACGCTCCAGGGATATTCCTGAGCCGTGAGGAGTGTGTGTCCTTCCTGCTCACTAAGCAGGAAGGAATGAATTGTTCTTGATGTTTTCATACTGCAAAGTTAAGCGAAAGTTGACGGGTATCTACTTCTTGACGGCGGCTTTTTCTTCTGCTCGCCTTAATTCTCACTTCTCTCATAATGGCATCCAGACGTTGCGATTCTGCCTCAATGTACTGTTTCTCCTCGCTGGTGAGCGGAGGCAGTACAAAGGACTCAAGGGCTTTTTTGAAGCGGTACTCGCTTACTTGCTCGTCGCCAATAAAGCAGTCAACACTCTGGTATGATCCGTGACGGAGGCGAACTCTGCCACCTTTCCAAGTCATATTGCCGATGGTGTAGCTCTTGTAATACCACAATAGGCTGTGATAAGTCAATCCCCATGATTTAGCCCAATGCTCAGCTGCATTTGCGCTGTTATCGTAATAGTTTCCTCTTCTTTGCGCCTCGCGCTTAAAATCCTGTAAAGTCATAATCCTTAGTATTTTTAATGTTCTATAATAAGGGCAAATCTCCCCCATGATACCTTATTTCTGATTTTCCGCTAATACCGTTCTCACGCTATAATAAGGCGTGTTAAACGGATATTTAACCTCGTTGATATAGTACACCACCGTCGGCTCGCTCATGCGCAATGTGTCGCGACACTCCACACGGCCGTACATGCCGTGTACCATGAAGTTCAGGGCGCACATCTTGCAAGCAATAGGATCGCTGTCTTGTGCCACATACTCGAAGCGCCTGCCGGCTGAATGGTTCAGCTTGCTCTTCTCCATGTAGTGAGCCAGGAGCAACCGTCCGCTACCTGCTGCGCAGTCGTTCACCTTGCCGTGGTCTCCGGCTCCCAGACCGCTGATTTGTGCCATCAAGTCCGACACGCTCTGAGGAGTGAAGAACTGGCCTGTCCTCGACGCTTTGCCGCGACTCAGATACATGTCTTCGTACAGTATGCCGAACACGTCAAGCCACTGGCCATGCTCCATCGCTGTTGCCACATCGTCGAGCCACTGGAAGGCGAGTCCTGCAAAGTCAGGATTCTTCCGTGTGCAGCTCAAGACGTGCTGGCTATATTCAACCGTGCCAGCCTTAAAAGCGTCAATACTGAAGAACTCGATAAGATAGTCGCAGAAGTCGCTGAGTGCCATTTCCTGCGGTCTGCTGTGCTTGCTTGCCTGTTCGGTCAATACGTCAATATACTTCTTTTTGTCCATGATTTTCTCAAAAATTTATGTGTTCTATAATAGGGTGATTTAACTCCAGAAGTCTTCCTCCACAAAATGAACTCCGGCAAACTCCTCTTCTATATACTCGTCGCTTACAATATCGTCTGCCCAGGCTATTTCGCCGTAACTTGGTTCATGTCCGAGCACGTCCTCAAGTACGGTTACTTTCAGTTGTTCACGCTGTGAAGCGGTTAAATTATCTATTGTCATAAATGCTCAAAATTTTAGGTGTTCTATAATAGGGCTGCCCTGCTGCCAGCGCAGCCCGTGAATATTGATTTAGTAGCCCTTCCAGAAGTAAGAGTGATGACTATACTGGCTCAATGCCTTCTTCTTGGCAAACTCGCGAATTTCATAGTCGTAGCCTTCCATTTCTTTCATTATCGCCTCCGCTTTTCGAGCCAGGCGTAGATAGGCTGCATACTTCTTTTTTGAAGCCTTCAGACTCTCGATTTTTGCAAGTCGGTCGTTTTTGTAGAACTCTATAACTGTAACCGCTTTTTCTGCCTCCAGACGATCGCCTGTGTTCCATCGCCAATCGTTAGGATTCACATCCTTCTTCTTGCCGGTGTAACGGTTTACGCCGTGGCTCCAGTCTGCGGATATTGAAACGTTAGGACGATATTCTATAATACGGTAATAGCCGCAGTATTCCAGCCAGAAGCGATAATCCCCAAACGAGCTATAAAAGCCAGTCGCGTCCTTTACTGCATCGTGAAAGCGTTTATTCAGTACCTTGCCATCGAACTGTCGGCACACCTGCTCCAGTCCGTCCAGGGCCTTAATTTCAAGCTGTCGGCGCTCTATCAATGCGTCAACGTGCTTGCAATACTCCTTCACCTCGTTGGCCTTCTTGTCGGCTTCATGCTTCTTTGCAGTCTCTATAAAGTCCGCCTCCGTGCCGATGCTGTAGGATTCTTCCTTCACGCCCTTCTCACGGCTAAACTGGTGCCACAAGTCGATATACTTCTGTGCGTCCTCTTGGGATGCGAAGTGGCGCACGCCGTCCATGCTTTCGGTTTTCCACAACCACACCTCGCCATCGTTGCAAATCAAATTCTGTGCTTCAACAAATATTTGATTCATAATATTCTCAATTTTAAAAATGTTCTATAATAGGGCTGCCCTGCTGCCAGTGCAGCCCGTGAATGATGATTTAATAAGCCAATACGGCTATACGGTAATACTCCGTTTCTCCTTCCTCCGGAATGTTGGCTATACACATGTCGCCTGTCGGTGCCTCGTAAATATACGAGCTGCCTATAATATCGTACACTGTAAATTCACCCCGCTGCTGGCTGTTCTCGCCGCCGTTGGCAATACATGTAATGCCGTTGTGATAGCCTCCAGAAGGTACGGGGAAGTCCCCACCTACCATTCTATCCTGAAGGAAGCGCGACGTATATCTGCCCGCCTCCTTGCTTGTCAGTTTCAGGGCCTGTGCCAGGAGTCGCTTGGCCTCCTTCCATCGCGCCTCGTTGAACATATCGCGACGTTGTGGGAAATATTGTGAATCGTTAGTAACGTTGAATAATGCTATCTGTGCCATAATTTTATAAAATCTAAAAGTTGGTAATGTTTTTGTCTGCCTATAATATATTCTTTATGCGTAAAGCATCCGTCTCCAAAAGCTGAAGCATTCAAACGGCATACGGCATGGAAAAAAGCCTGAGAAGATGCGGTCAACCACAGCCAGGAGGTTATACTCTACATTTATAGCCAGTTCCAAAACAGGCCCAAACATAAAGAGGATGGGAATCACGAAACGCATGGTGCCAGTGATGCCGAGAGCGTCGCACAACATAAGCGACAACGGAGCGCAAACTATCACACACGAAATCGAAATTATAGCTACTAACACAAGAGAAAGAAGGAATGCGGCACGCTTCGCGGTATTAATTGCGTTATTTACAAAATTTGTCTTCATAATCTATAAATTTTAAAAGTTGGTGATGTTTTAACTTGCCTATAATAAGGCGTTTATTTAATACTCTATACAGAGCAATATGGCCACTACAGCGGCAATGATATTGTAGCCTATAAACTGCCAGCCGGTACACTTGATGGGATCGCCATCGTCGCCATAAAAGCTGTGCTGTGCCTGGAGCCACTGACGAGCCGTTTTAAAGGCTGCCAGGGCGTTTTTAGCTGTGCGACTGACTAACAACACGATGACGACAAATAAGGTCGCGAGAAGGGCACGGGTGCCCGTTGTGCGTGATATTGTGATGTTCTGTGCCATGATGATATATTGTTTAAGCGGTTTTCTTGTTCTGTTCTTCCATTTCTTGCCAGAGCCTTTTATTGGCCATGCTATAGCCAGCCTCGCCGTTGAAGGCCTGCCAAGCGCAATACATTTCTTCGTCGCAATACATCGAGAAGGCCAGCTCAGCCTCGTTTTTCAGGCTGTCTATAATAGACTCGATTTTTCGGATGATATGTGCAGCGTGGATCTTGCTCAAGCCTTTATTTTCGTACCAGTCGTCGCGGATCACGTCGTCGGCTGTAAAATCGCCGTATTCATAGTCGCACGTCTCATAACAATAATCAACTCTTTTGTAAGTCTTGACGCTGGCGAACCAATCGAAATTGGCTGCCTGATAATAACCATCCGTGCATCCGGCTTGAAT